CGGGCGCATGGCCGACCAAAGCGGTGGTGACTACCACGCGCTGCAGGCCATCAGTGCGGCACGGCCGACATACCGCATCGACGCTGGGGGGCGCCCGTATGCTGAGACAGATGGTATCGACGACTGCATGGCTACCGGCGCAATCCCGCTGGGCTCGTCCGGTCGGACCCTGATTGCTGCCGTGCGAAAACGAACTGATGGCACATCCGGCGCCATCGTTGAAACTGGTTCTTCATGGTCCGCTGCGGCTGGTGGCGCTGCGCTATTCGCCCCCCATGTCGGGGGCAACGCCTCTTATGGTTCCCGGTCTATGCCAGCAGCCGAACAAAGCCTGCTTGGGTCTTCGCTGTCATACCCCGCGCCGCACACAGCAGTTGTAACTGCAACCAGCACAGGCGGCAGCCATGTGCTGCGCGTGAATGGCGTGGCCGGAGCGCCGGGCACTCCGGCTGGCCCCATGAATGCACTTACGGCAGTCCTGAATATCGGTGCCCGCAATGGCGCGCAGCTTTTCGCGTCGATAGACCTCTACGGCCTCATTGTTGCTGACCGCGTGCTCACCGCTATCGAAATCATGCGTGTCGAAAAATGGGCCGCCATCAAATGCGGGGTGACGCTGTGAGAGTGACAATCGCTTGCCCGGAGGTGTTTACCGCAGACGCCAATCAACTCGCGCTGTGCTTCGGGCGTGGGCCCGACGACGTGCGGACATATGGGCTGGCATCGTGGCAGGACGCGGCTGGCAGACGCTATGCCGTGGCATCTACGTTGGTCAGCGAGGGCTTTGCCGCCACTGCCGGATCGCCGCTCACAGAGCCTCCGTGGGGCGCTGACATGGCCGCCGCTGCCCGCGCGCAGGCGCTCATCCAGATCGACACGGCAGCCGGGCCGGATCGGATTGCCGCGGTGTTTGGCGATGAAGCCGCCGCTGCGCTGGCTGTGTTGGGGTTGGCCCGCGGGGAGGTGGAGATTGGGTAACCTTCCGGTGGTCTTGCTCGGCGTCTTTCTGGCCCTTCAGGTCTGCGATTTTGCCACCACCGCCTACGCGGCCAAAAACCGCAAGGCGGCGGAGGGGAACAAGTTCATGGCCGCCATCATGCGGAAGGTTGGGGTGATCCCGGCCTTGGCGGCTGGCAAGGTCGCAGCAGGGTTTGCCGGGTGGTATCTTTACGCGCAGGACGACATGCTGATCCTGCCGATCCTGTGCCTTGTCTACGCGGGGGTAGTGGTCAACAACGTCCGCGTCATCCTGCAAGCAACCGGGTAAGCGCCCGATGCCGAACCCCAACCACTTCAATCCGATCACCAAGAAAAAATACGGCTGGGAGGCGGAGCAGGCCCGGCTGAAGGCTGAAAGCCCGGAAGTGAAGGCGCAGGAGATCGCGCTGCTGGAGCGGCAGTTGAAAGCCGTTCAGGCCCGCGACGATCTACTAGCCTTCACCGAGTTCACCATGCCGGACCCGACGGACCCCGGTGACGTGTCAAAGTCGGCTTACGAACCGGCGGCGGTCCACCGCGCCGTGTCAGAGGCGTTGACGACCTTCATCAAGGGCGAGTTCAAGAACGAGGACGGCTCGGCCTGCAAGCAGTTGATCTTCTGCATGCCGCCACGGCACGGCAAGACCGCGCTCGGGACCAAGAGCCTGACGGCTTGGGTCAGTGGGCGCCGGCCCGATTGGGATATTGGCGTGGCGTCCTATTCGGACACGATGGCGCAGGACATGGGGGCCGACACCAGGGCCATCATGCAGACGCCGCAGTTCCGGCAGGTCTTCGCGGAACATAAGCTGCGCAAAGGCGGCACGGCCAAAGACAACATCCAGACCGAGAAAGGCGGACGCATTGTGTTCGTCGGGCGCGGCGGCGCGCTGACCGGGCGCGGGATGTGCTTGGGCATTGGCGACGACTTGTTCAAAGACCACGAAGAGGCCCGGTCGCAGACCATCCGCGACGCGGCGTGGAACTGGTTCACGAAGGTCTTCATGACGCGCCGGATGGGGCCGAAAATGGTCATTCTGACCATGACGCGCTGGCACTCCGACGACATTATCGGTCGCATCACCGACCCGGAGAACCCGAACTACAACGCCATCGAGGCAAAGAAGTGGAAGATCATTCGTCTGCCCGCCATCGCGGAGGACGATGACCCGCTCGGGCGGCCCGAGGGCGAGCCGCTTTGGCCCGAGCGTTTTGATCTGGATTTCCTACAGTCGCAGCAGCGGCTCGACCCGCTTGGTTTCGCGGCGCTCTACCAGCAGCGCCCCACTGTGGCCGACGGTATCCTGTTCCGCCGGGAGAACATCCAGCGTTACGACCCCGCCGAGTTGCCGGACAACCTGCGCTATTACTGCGCGTCTGACCACGCCGTCGGCACCAAGCAGCGCAACGACCCGTCGTGCTTCGGCAAGGCGGGCGTGGACGCGCAGGACAATCTCTGGCTGACCGAACTGTTCTGGAAGCGAGTTCCGACCGATCAGGCGGTGGAAGCCATGCTTGCCATGGGCACCGGATCGACGGCCCCGCTCCTGTGGTGGGCCGAGCGCGGTCACATCAGCCAGTCCATCGGGCCGTTCCTGCGCAAACGGATGCTGGAGACGGGCACCTACATCAACGTGGTCGAGGTGACGCCATCCGTGGACAAGGAGACGCGGGCGCAGTCCATCGCCGCGCGTGTCGCCATGGGCAAGGTATACGTCCCGAAAGGGCCAGTCTGGGACCGGCTCGTGGAAGAAATGCTGGCCTTCCCGAACGGTATTCACGACGACGGGGTTGACATGCTATCCTTGTTTGGTCTTGGCCTGCAAAGCCAATTCGGGCGAAAGCCGCAGGCCGCAGCCGCCAACGCCCCGAAATTCGGCACCGTTGCTTGGCTGAGAGACAACGACAGACGTATTGAGCGCGAGCAGCGCGCCGCCAAGGTAGGGAAATTCTGATGGACGACATGACCGCTGGCGCGCAGGCAGAAACTCAGGCCGCCCCCGACGAGGCGAACGAGCCCAAGCTGGCGCAGCAGGCCTTGGCCGCGCGTATCTTGCGCACGATCAAGGCCGACAAGCAGTTTCACGAGAACGCCTTCAAGCGCATGCGCGAAGATATGTTCATGGCGACGCATGGGCGCGACGACGGCTGGCACGAAAGCCTCTACACGGCCAACATCGCGGGCCGCCATGTGAAGCAGCGCGTGGCCGCGCTCTACGCCAAGAACCCCAAGGTCGTCGCGCGCCGCCGCGAAACGATGGACTTCGCTCTCTGGGACGAAAACCCCGATAGCCTGATGCTGGCGTTTCAGACCGTCCAGCAGGCCACCATGATGATGGCCGCTCAGGTCGATCCGATGACCGGCCAACCGCCCGTGGACCCGATGACGGGCATGGCGGCGGAACCGCAGATGCCGCCCGGCTTCATGGAGGCACAGGAGCTCTTGCAGGACTTCCAGCAAGGCATGAAGCGCCGGCAAGAGATGACCAAGATCGGGCGCACGCTGGAGGTGCTTTTCGCCAACGCCATGCGCGAGCAGAAGCCGGTGGACTTCAAAACCGGCATGAAGACGGTCGTGCGCCGTGCTTGCACCACGGGCGTCGGCTATGTCGAAATTGGCATTCAGCGCGAATACGGCCCCCGCCCGAGCATCACCGAGCAGTTGGCCGACGCCCGGCAACGGCTGGAGCATCTGCGTCGTCTCGTCGAGGACGCCGCAGACGGCGACGTTGAAGCGACAGCGGCGGAGATGGCCGAACTCGAAGCGTCCGTCGCCTCGCTACAAGCCGAGGAAGAGATCGTGCTGCGCGAAGGGCTCGTCTTCGATTACCCGCAGGCCACCAAGGTCATCCCTGACCGCATGTGCCGCGAGTTGGTCGGCTTCGTTGGCGCGCGGCATGTCACTGTCGAATACCTGTTCACGCCCGAGGAAGTCCGCGAGATGTTCCCGGAAGCGGACTTCAAGAACGGCTACATCTCTTACGGCGCGGACAGCAAGAAGACCGAAGGCGAGGTCGTGAAGTTCGCCGCCGATGACACGGCGCTGCCGGGCGAGGACAAGCAGCCCGTGGACGGCCTCGTCTGCGTCTACAAGCATTATGACAAGCCGTCGGGCCTCGTCTACTATGTGGCCGACGGCTACAAGGACTTCCTGCGCCCGCCCGCCGCGCCTGACGTGTTCGTGGAGGACTTCTGGCCGGTCTACGCGCTGACGTTCAACGCGGTCGAGAACGAGAAGGAACTGTTCCCGCCGTCGGATGTGCGCTTGCTGAAACACATGCAGGAAGAATACAACCGCAGTCGCCAAGGTATGCGCGAGCATCGGCAGGCAGCGCGGCCCCGGTGGGCCTACTCCAAGGGCAGCTTGGACGAAACGGACATCGACAAGATGGTCAAGGCCGAGCCGATGACGGCTATCGGGCTGAACAAAGACCCGCAGTCAAGGCTTGCGGATATGCTGGAGGCGTTCCCGGTTCCTGGTGTGGACCCGAACCTCTATGGCACCGAACAGTATTTCACCGACGTGCAGTTCACGGTCGGGTCGTCCGAGGCACAGTTCGGCGGCGTGGCGCAGGCCACGGCGACGGAAAGCACCATCGCGGCCAACGCTACGGCCTCGGCCTCCGGCGCAGCCGTGGACGATCTGGACGCTTTCCTGTCGGTTGTCGCACGGGCCTCCAGTCAAGTGCTGCTGAAGGAAATCTCGCCCGAGAAAGCCATGGAAATCGCCGGTCCCGGCGCACTGTGGCCGCAACTGACGCTGGCCGAGATCGCGGGCGAAATCTATCTGGACGTGGAGGCGGGATCGTCCGGCAAGCCGAACCAGGCGGTCGAGATCAACAACTGGCAGCAGATGCTCCCGTTCCTGATCCAAATGCCGGGCATCAACCCGATGTGGCTGGCGAAGGAAACGATCCGGCGACTGGACGACCGGCTGGACCTCACCGAGGCCATCGCCGCCGGCATGCCGTCTATTGTCATGCAGAACCAGGCCAAACAGCCCGGTCCTGCCGACCCAATGGCTGACCCCAACGCGCAAGGCGCGGAAGGTGCAAACAACGCCCCGGCGGGGCCATCGGAGCAGCAGGGCGGGTCTGACGCGGCCTTCGGGTCCAACCAGGTGCCGGGCGGCGTGTAAGGATTGTATTGCGACAACCCCTGACATACCATATATTGACCCGCAACCGAAGGAGCAACCATGCCCAAGGATTTGGACGTAAACGCCGCTGACCTGCCGCCGTCCGGGCAGGAAACCCAGGACGTAGCCCCGGCACCCGCCGAGGGCGACGCGCAGTCGTCCAGCGCGACCGACGTAGCGGAAAGCACCACCCTTTCTATCGTGCGCGATGTCGTGGCGAAGAAAGAGGAAGCCGACCCGCAGGGTTCGTCACCCGAAGCGGAGAAGGAAGGGGCAGACACGCCCGAACCTGACACCGAGCAGACCACCGAAGCGTCGGAAACGGAGGGCGAGCAGCCCGAAGAGGACGACGAAACCAAGTATCCCAAGCGCGCGCAGAAGCGCATCCGGGAACTTGTGGCGACCAACAAGACGCTGGAGGCCGACGCTGGCCGTTACCGGAACGTCGAGACGTTCCTGAAGGATAACGGGCTCGCACCGGACGAAGCTGCTGACGGCTTGCAGATGATGGCCCTTGCCAAGACCAACCCGGTCGAAGCGTGGGCGCGCATCAAGCCGTGGGTCGAAAAGGTGGCCGTTGCTGCGGGCGTCATCATGCCGAGCGACCTGCAACAGCGGGTGCAGCAAGGGCAACTGACGCGCGAAGACGCGCTGGAACTGAGCCAGACCCGCGCCCGCTTGGGCGCTGCCGAGGCCCAGCGCCAGTTCGACCAGCAACGAGCGGAAGCGCAGCAACGCGAGGCGTATCAGGGCGCCATCGTCAATGCCGCTGCGTCTTGGGAGCAGGATCGGCGCGTCAAAGACCCGAACTTTGAAGCCAAACTGCCCGCATTGCAGCGGGAAATTGCGTTCTTGCAGATGAACGAAGGCCGTCCGACGACGCCAGACGCGGTGAAAGACCAGTGCAAACGGGCTTACGAGGCCGTCAATGCGCAGTTCCGCCCGGCTCAGTCGCCCGCCCCTTCGGCTCGCAAGCCCGCCGTTTCCCCCGTCAGTGGCGGTCAGGTCGCAGGAAACCCTGCGCCCAAGCTGGACAGCACGCTCGACATCATTCGGGCGAACCGGCTGCGCGCTTGACGACAAGGATATGAGCCATGGCGTTTACCGCCGACGAAATTGCGAACATCGCAAACCAGACCCTTGAACACCACATCGACAAAGGCACGGTGTTCAAGCAGAACGTCGCCAACAAGCCGATGCTGGAAGCGTTCAACTCCGCTGCCGGTTCGTTCCCCGGCGGTCGCGAGAACGTCGTGATCCGTGTGAAAGCGGGCCAAGGCGGCGGCGCGGTTCAGGGCTACAGCGGTGACGATCAGGTCAACTTCTACAACCCGACGGGCGTGAAAGAAGCCCGCTGGGCGTGGAAGGAACACCACATCGGCACTGTCATCACCATGACCGAACTGAAGCAGGGCGGGATTGACGTGATCGAGAGCGGCGCTTCGCAGCGCACCTCGAACATCGACGGCGCCGAAGAGTTCCGTCTTGCGAACCTGCTGGACGAGAAGATGGACACCTTCAACGAGGACTACGCGTTCTCGATGGACCGACTGATCCACGGCGACGGCTCGACCGACAGCAAGGCGCTGGCCGGTATCGCTTCGCTGATCCTCGCCAACCCGCTCGCGGGCTCGACGGGCGGCCTGTCGCGCGCGGGCAACTCGTGGTGGCGCAACGAC